GCCAACAGTTGCTGCGGATACTCCACTCAAATACATACGGGTAGAACTGCTGAATGCTTTGTTATCTTCAGAGTCAGCTACGATTGTTACTGCTGGTGGACTATCTTCTTGCAGCAAACTTACTGTCCAAGCCGTACTCGCCTCATCAACCTTTTTACCTGAATACTGATGCCGATAATCTACCTGTGAGATTGCTGCCATTGCAGTGGGGATGTCGTAACGACTGTCTCTTATATGACCGTGGTTAGAAATATCTTCGTTGATAACAAGCCCACGAGGAGTCCTTTGAGTTATTGCTTGGTTGATGAACTCATGGATTCGTTCAGGTGGGTACTCAGCGCGCCAGTATTCGTAGGTGTCATCGGAAGATGTAGAGCCTGCTGCTGGCTTGAAGGTGAATGTACCAGTTGAACTGGCATAGTCCGTTACACGACGAATAACCCCATCATTGGCACCGGAGGTAAATACAATCCAGCCACCGTTATATTCGTCATCTCCGCCAAGAGTGCTGGCATCAACGATTGTTGTGGAACTACCCGTGCCTGTTGCAGAACTTGACGGGGGCTGGTCGAGATTGGCAGCAATAGATCGGCGTATTTGTTCTCTAGTTCTGCTTTGTATTGCAGCCACGATAACCTCTAATTATTGTTGCGCCTGTTTTTGCGCCAGTCTGCTATAGACCTCAACGCCCCTTTAAGGTCATCCATTCTTTCTCTAGTTACAGATTGCGTCGGCTGTGCCGCCTTTGCTTCTGTCTCTGCTTGTTCAGTTGCCTTGTGAAGAATCTCATCGAGTTGATGCCCGGTGAGTCTGCTTGCGCCTGGAACATACACAGGTTGCCCGTTTGGGCCGACGTTGAAAGTGTCTTCTTCCATCGTACCCATAACGCGCTCTAAACCTTCAGGAGAACTGACTTGGCGAAGGTTACGTCTTTGATTTCCTGCGGACACAGGAAGCCACAACTTCGCCTTTGCCATGCCAGTCCTCCTAAATGATTAGTACCTGATTGATAGGAGACACATCTGCTTGTCTGTGTCTACAGAAGGTATTCCAATCGCAGTACCTATTGACTGAACATCATCATCACCAGAGAGGTCGTAGAGTTCTGCTCTTCCCGACTCGCTTGATGCCTGAGATACCTGCAATCCGTCACCAACAATACCTACTACTGCACCAAGAGCTACGCTACCTATACCCGCAGTTTGTATCCAACCGTAGTAAGCAGCAGTCATAGGTATAACAGTTACACCCAATGCACCAGTTTCCATAGTGCCATCACCGTCCATGAGCTTTACACCGTCATATGGGTTTGCAAGCAAACCAAAAAGCGATGATGTAGTCAGAGCAGTTCTGATTCCATCTGGTTCGTCAAGGGTGATGATGACCGTGTTGTCATCAGATGCGTCGTGAGCGGGGTGAGACTTGATTCTGTAAACCTCGCCTTCACCGGGACCATCATTGAAGATCAAGTACCCATCAGCGTACTGATTTTTAGTCAGGTCAGTCGTTGGGACTTCTACACTTACTGTGGTGTCACCAACAGACGTTGCGTTAGCAGGAACATCCATGTCGTGAGCGTTTACTGTAAGTGTCGTAGCAGCATCTACAATCATTCCTGCGGAGGAAATAGCAATACCAGCTTGAGCGTAGTAGAACACTCGCCCATCTGGAGTAGTTGCCCTAGTCCCAAGCTTATGTTTTTGACCGGAAGTTTCTGCTTTTTCCTGTCCGTACCCTAAATGTACGGTTAGTGGAAATGCCATTTTAATAACCCTCCTTGGGTTAAGTTTTGAGCAGGTTCTAAGCCCTGCGATAGTCCGATGTTATAAGGCTCGGTCTATCGGTACACCTTTTCCAGACGTTGCAGAAACCTTGGCGGGTTGCTGCTCAATCTTTTTTTCAGGAGGACTCTTGCGGAACCCTCGCTCTAAGTATACGTCTATAAAGGAAATAGGAAGGTTAGGACATTCGACCCAGTCGCCGTTCTCTCCATAACTTTCTTCGTATTTCCACAGGGATATCTTTTTCACCCCTGAAACAGTCATACCACTTAAGCCAGATTTAACCACAAGAGCCTCCTAATAAAAACTAGCTGGTTGCGTCAGCAGAAGGAGTTGGCTTGTCGTAGAGCAATGCTGCGCCACGAGTATCGTCAACTTCAAACACTGCGTAATCTTCAGTAACAACTATCTCATGCGCTCGCAGGGAAATGTCCCGCTCACGCTCTTCTCGCCTTGCCCTAGCAGCAAGATGACCCATAGCTGTCTTGTCAGCAATAACACCGTAACCGGAGTCAGCACTGAGATTTGCGATGTTCCCGTCTTCAAAAATCGGGACACCGGAAAGCTTGATACCTGTCCAGTAATCTTTTACCGCAGGCTTATCAAACGCGTCAGGGAGCGGGTAAGTAGACAGAGTGTTACCTATGTCCGTTGCCAGCTTCCATACAGCGTTAGGGTGGTGGACGATGTAAAGGTCCGAGCCAAACTTATCTGCCTTGGCGTTAGCGATAACACCGGACACGTTAGCAAGGTTGAACAAAGCGTTGTCAAGACCTATTACTGAACCGCCATTAAGTGTTGGAAACAGGGCAATGATGTCTGTGTCCTTCTTGCGAGCCATTGCGTCACCCATCTGGCGACCAATGATCTTGAACACATCTTCGTTGTTCTGCTGGAGAAGAGTGTCGGTAATAATTACCTTCAGGCCCACTTCAGCAGTCGTAGCGGTGACAGTTGAGACATCAATGTCCTCGCTGTCGATCATGTCTTGACCCTCTGCAAGGTCTTCCGCATCCATCTGGGCAACTTTTGGAATTTCTAGTTTGTACTCACCCTTACCAAGGTTGAACTTTTCGATAAGCCCCACCATCGGAGCATTATGCTCCTCTGTGTATCGTGCTTGTGCAAGCATGATACGAGTCATCTTCTGGAGATTTCCAGATGTACTCGTCTGTACTGCCATGTTAATTTACCTCAATCAAAAATGGTAAGACCTAACTTCTTAGAAGCTATCTTTGCCATTTCTGTAGTTATTGCAGGATCTCCTGCGTTGTATCTATCTAAGACATTTCCAGAATCAGTAGGGGCTACATCTGCGGCAGGATTTGCACTGTTCAAACTTTGACCCGGAGTAACTTGCTGAACTCTTTGTTCTAGCTTGTTAATTCGTGACAAAGCTTTTGCATGCTTTTCCATAGTTACAGGGTCAGGCAAGTCTTGTATCTCTGCATATGCAACTCCATATTGAGTTGAAAGTTCATATGCTTTAGCAAGTTGAGTACGAGTATTTAACTCAGCCTGCATTTGCTGAGATTGACCCATCACCTGATTCGCTTGTTGTTTAGCAAGAAACGCTTCTTTAGCAAGAGCAGTTTGCTGTTGAGCCATTTGCGTTGCGGTCGCATCATCCAGCCCTTGATCTATAAATCTTTGGGCTAGCTGATTGCCATATGCGTTTACTTCAGCATCTAACGTATTAGTGTTCTGAATCTGTTCGGCTCTTGTGCGCGCCGCTCTTTCACTTTGAAGTTGCGTTTCCATCTCTGCTATTCGTTTATCGGTAGCAGATTGATACTTGCGTAACTCTGGATTCGGTTGTTCTGTAGTACCTGCTTGTTCTGTAGTACCTGTTTGTTCTTCAGTGTTGGCTTGAGGTTCAGTTTCAGGAACAACCTCGATAGGGGGGTCAACCGTTTCCGTTAAATCTTCAGTGATATCTGCGGCAGGTTTTTCTACTTCGTCAACAAGTAAAATGTCGCCACTATCGGAAGGATTCAACGGAACCTCGGTAACTTCTACCGTAGATTCAGATCCTAGATCGTTTGTCTCAGTAACCATGCTTGCGCTCCAAAATATGACACCGTTAGATGGCACACTTAATGTTTAGGTTCCACAAATAATAAAGCATCAGTTGCTTATTGAGCAACAAAGGTCGGTTTCAGCAGTCCTTGCAAAGCAGGATTGCTACCTAACGGACTAGGCATAGGAGTAATGCCAACCCCTCCCATTGCAGGCTGCTCTGCGGGTATAAGGGTGTCAGAAGGAACTATCGGCTGTGGCGGCGCGCCTAATACTTCCCTAGATGCCTGAGAACGCATGATCTTTTCTACTTCAGATTTCAATCCAGCACGATCTAATGCTTCCAAGAATCCCGCAGGCAACGGCGTGTCGTTTGTATTCCGG